CTATGTTACACGCTTTGGCTGATGTCGATAAAGAGATTGAAGAAACGAAAGCGGAACTCGAAGCAGAGTACGGAGCTATCAGTATCGATTTGAAAGATGGGTCTTATCAAGAAGTAGAGAAAAAAAGTGAGTAATGAGTAGCGTTATAAGAAAGATAAGTATTGGATCTGATTATAAAAACGACGCTATGCACTACGCAATACATCAAGAAGTATACGGGGGACATAAAATCTCCCATATACTGTTTGATGAAATTGATAACTCATATAATATCTATATTAAGAAAGTTGATGAAGTAATGCCTTGGAAGAAGTTTAATTCTAACATGGCTATATCAGTTGAATTTGATCTAGAATATTAATGAAAGCATTTAGTGATTTTATAGTCAAGCCTATTGGGGATCGATATGATAATTCCAAGATGGTTGATGGTAAAGAACTAATTTTAAATACGCGCATCGAATCATTTAAAGCGGTTAATAACATGGCTGAAGTCGTGAATGTACCACTTGCTTATGATACAGATATAAAAGTTGGTGATAAAGTAATAATTCACCACAACGTATTTAGGAGATTCTACGACATGAAAGGCAGGCAAAAAAATAGTAGATCATACTATATGGAAGATATGTACTTTGTACAACCTGATCAGATATATATGTATGGAGATACCGGTAAATGGAAAGCATTTGCTGATAGATGTTTTGTTATGCCTATAAAAAATAATGACGATTTTAGCTTAGAAAAAGAAAGGAAGCTTATTGGAATACTAAAGTATGGAAATAACTCCTTAAACAAGCTTAAAATCAATCCTGGTGATCTAGTTGGATATACTCCTTATGGAGAATTCGAATTTATTATAGATCAGCAGCGATTATATTGTATGAAATCAAATGATATTGTAATTAAGTATGACTACGAAGGAAGCGAAGTTGAGTATAATCCAAGCTGGTCGCAGAGCAGTTGAGGAATTAATTAAAGTTGCGGAAGAAGCTATCATAGGAAGTGAAGACGATCTTTCCGCTGATAGACTTAAGAATGCAGCGGCTACTAAAAAGTTAGCAATATTTGATGCATTTGAAATTCTTAATAGGGTTGATGAAGAAGAAAAAGCATTAGCAGATAAACCTACTGATGCAGAGGCGATAAAACCTTTTAGAGGGTTCGCAGAAGGGAGATCCAAATAATGTATGAACAAACCTTGTTTAAAGTACTCGATGAGTATATAAAACCAAAAGTAATAAACCATAAGAACAAGCATAAGCTTTGGGCTTACGGTTACGATAAAGAGCACGATATAGTTGTTATAAGCAAAACCGGTAAGATTGGTGAGATATATGAGATACAAAATCTTAAGATAGCTTTGCCATTAGCGGAAGATGTTTATAAGAGATCTGATAAACCAGAAGAACAATATTGGGAACAAGCTCCATATCCTAAAGAATTAGAAAAGATTAAAAGTGTATTCGATTGGAATAAGCAACCTGACCATTTTAAGGAAAGGTATTATGACTATATCGATTACGAATTCAAATATAGAGATGAGGGTTTCTTTTACTACAGTAACGGTAAACCATCATACATAACTGGTACACATTATATGTACTTGCAATGGAGCAAGATAGACGTTGGCGCACCTGATTTCAGGGAATCAAACAGATTGTTCTTTATATTTTGGGAAGCGTGTATAGCAGATAATAGATGTTACGGAATGTGTTATTTAAAGAATAGACGTTCTGGATTTTCATTTATGTCATCAGCGGAACTAGTTAACCAAGCTACAATATCAAGTGACGCGCGTTTTGGTATATTATCAAAATCAGGAGGTGATGCTAAGAAAATGTTTACGGACAAGGTTGTTCCTATATCTGTTAACTATCCTTTCTTTTTCAAACCTATCCAAGATGGTATGGACCGACCTAAAACAGAGTTGGCATATCGTATTCCTGCATCGAAATTTACAAGAAAGAAATTAGATTCAAACGAAGAGCTTATTGAGCTTGATGGTTTGGATACAACAATTGACTGGAAGAACACAGGAGATAACTCTTATGATGGTGAAAAGCTAAAGCTATTAGTACATGATGAGAGCGGTAAATGGGAAAAACCAGACAATATATTAAATAACTGGCGTGTAACAAAAACATGTTTACGTTTAGGATCCAAGATTATTGGTAAGTGTATGATGGGTTCAACATCAAATGCTTTAGATAAAGGAGGAGAAAACTTTAAGAAACTATATTATGATTCAGACGTTACGAAAAGAAACCGCAATGGACAGACTAGTTCAGGATTATATAGTTTGTTCATACCTATGGAATGGTCGTACGAGGGATTCATTGATTCTTATGGCGTACCTGTCTTCGACACTCCAGAAAAACCGATAAAGGGTGTTGATGGATCATGGATTGAATACGGTGTTATTGAACACTGGCAAAATGAAGTTGAAGGTTTAAAGAACGATCCTGATGGATTGAACGAATACTACCGACAGTTTCCTAGAACAGAACAACACGCTTTTAGAGATGAAGCAAAACAATCATTATTTAATCTTACTCGTATATACGAACAAATAGATTATAACGATGATTTAAGAAACACAAGTGTAGTAACAAGAGGTAGCTTTCAATGGGAGAATGGAATTCCTGATACAAGAGTTCAATTCTATCCTAATAAAGACGGTAGATTTTTAATATCGTGGGTACCTCCTGCACATCTACAAAATAGAGTAGTACTAAGGAATGGTGTTAAGTACCCTGGTAATGAGCACGTTGGAGCTTTTGGTTGTGATAGTTACGATATATCAGGAACTGTTGATACAAGAGGATCTAACGGAGCTTTACACGGTCTTACCAAATTTTCAATGGAAGATGCTCCCGCTAATCATTTTTTCTTAGAATATATAGCTAGACCACAAACAGCTGAGATATTCTTTGAAGAAGTTTTAATGGCTTGCATATTCTACGGTATGCCAATACTAGCTGAAAATAACAAACCTAGATTACTATATCATTTTAAAAGAAGAGGTTATAGAGGATTTTCAATGAATAGACCTGATAAGGTTTACGCTAAATTATCTGTAACTGAAAAAGAAATAGGCGGAATACCCAACTCATCGCAAGATATTGTACAAGCTCACGCCGCTGCAATCGAGAGTTACATAGAAGACCATGTTGGTTTAAATGGAGATGAGTATGGAACAATGTATTTCCAAAAGACATTAGAAGACTGGGCAAGATTCAATATAAATAATCGTACAAAGCATGATGCCTCGATAAGTTCTGGTTTAGCAATTATGGCTTGCAATAGACATCGATATGTGCCTACAGCGGATATTAAAAAGAGCACTGTTCCATTAAACTTTAAAAAATACAGTAACCAAGGTTATAATTCAAAAATAATAAAATAAATGATTTATACTAATAGTAATAGTTCTTTCCCAAGTCAGGTTGTACCAGATGAGGTAAAACAAAGTCCTGAATACGGCCAGCAAGTTGGTAAAGCTATCGAGAACGAATGGTTTCGCGGAGATAAGGCTGGATATGGCGTAGGAAGCAGATGGGGTTCCAATTGGAGTCTTTTTAATTCTTTAAGACTATATGCCAGAGGAGAACAGTCTGTTGCTAAGTATAAAGACGAGATGTCTACAAATGGCGATTTATCATATCTTAATCTTGATTGGAAACCGGTTCCGGTAATACCAAAGTTTGTTGATATTGTGGTTAATGGTATATCCAGTAAAAACTACAAGATAAAAGCTTACGCTCAAGATCCCGAGTCTATAAATAAAAAGACTGCTTATGCTAGAGGCATAATTGAGGATATGGTAAACAAAAATTTCTATAAAGAAATGCAAGATGGTTTTGGTATGAATTTATTCAACTCTCCAAACCCTGAAAAGTTGCCAGAAGATATGGACGAATTGGAATTGCACCTACAGTTGTCATATAAAGAAGCCGTTGAGATTGCTGAAGAGGAAGTTATATCAAATATATTAGATAGAAACAAATACGAATTGCTTAATAGAAAATTAAACTACGATTTAGTTGTATTAGGTATTGCTGCCGCAAAAACGAACTGGAATCCTGCTAATGGCGTTACATTAGAATATGTTGATCCAGCTAACCTTGTTTATTCGTACACAGACGATCCAAACTTTGAAGACATATATTATGTTGGCGAAGTTAAGTCTGTTAGCTTAGAAGAGCTTAAAAAGCAATTCCCTAATCTAACTGATGACGAAGTAAAAGAAATTGAAAAGTTTCCTGGAGATAGTAATCATACTAGAGGCATAAACGGTCAAGACTTTGATAAAGAAAATGTGCAAGTTTTATACTTTGAATACAAAACATATTCAAATCAAGTATTTAAAATTAAGCAAACAGAGTTTGGATTAGAAAAAGCTTTACAAAAGCCGGATACATTTAATCCACCAGCAAACGATAACTTTACAACAGCATCAAGAACAATAGAGGTTTTATATAGCGGAGCTAAGATATTAGGCAACAATAAAATGCTTAAATGGGAAATGGCTGAAAATATGACAAGACCATTTGCTGATACTACTAGAGTCGCAATGAACTATGCGATATGCGCTCCTAGAATGTACCGAGGTAAAATTGAATCATTAGTTAGTAGAGTTACAAGCTTTGCTGATATGATCCAGATAACTCACCTTAAGCTACAACAAGTGTTAGCTAAGATGGTACCAGATGGTGTATTTATAGATGTTGATGGCTTAGCCGAAGTTGATTTAGGTAACGGTACAAATTACAATCCGGCCGAGGCGTTAAATATGTATTTCCAAACCGGTAGTATTGTTGGTAGATCTCAAACCCAAGATGGTTCTGGTAATCCAGCAAGGATCCCTATTCAAGAAATACAAACATCGGCAGGAAGCTCAAAAATACAATCTTTAATATCTACATATCAGTATTATTTGCAAATGATAAGAGATGTTACAGGATTAAATGAAGCAAGAGACGCCAGTACGCCTGACGCGGATTCATTAGTTGGACTACAAAAGATGGCTGCTGCAAACTCTAACACGGCTACAAGACATATATTACAGTCTAGTTTATACTTAACGTTAAGACTATGCGAGAATATAACCCTTAGGGTTGCAGATTCACTTAGATTCCCGTTAACCGCTAACGCTTTAAAACAAAGTATAAGCACGTTTAATGTTGAAACATTAAGAGAATTAGAGCAGCTTAATATTCATGACTTTGGTATATTCTTAGAATTAGAACCAGACGAAGAAGAAAAAGCTCAG